TACAATCGCCAAATCAAAAAATTCCCGACCGAAAAACAAAATGTGTCATTAAAACACATATTAACATAAAACAAAATGTGATTTTTGGTGCAAAATTAAAGCCTGTTTAATCATCGTTTAAACAGGCTTTAATTTCAATCTATGATCATGTAAACTGATAAATCAGGATTGGCAACAAGTGGAAGAACATCTTCATCATCAAGAACGCTCATTGCATATCTATGAATACTTTTTTTTATCATTTCCAACGTTGGTTTTTCAAGGAATATGGAACTGGCAAATGTCACCAGTTCGTTTCCTTCGTTATCGGTTCTGTCAATGGATTGTATTGCATATCGTATTATCCATGTTCCATCGGATAATTGTTCGATCGGCTTAGCCAATTTCCGGGGTAAGATATTTTTTCGCATTGCCTTTTCTTATTTGTTTTTTTAATTGTTTCTTAAAATTATATTCGTTCTTCAACACAAAAACCTCCCAATGTCCCTGAACATAAAAATATTCCCACCATGCAGGATTAATACGTTTCGCCACTTTCCGTCTTAGATTGTACGTATTGAAATGCCTCATTAATCCATAGTAGGAATTCAGGGTGGCAACAAATTTGTCCGCGTGTGCTTCCGCAAAGCCTTCCTCCGCTATTTTATTATATTTGCTGATTACATCGTATAAATTACCGACAACACGGTTTGAAATATAAATTCGACCGGGCAAAATGAATGCCCCTACAAACAAAACTCCCTTAGAATGATGCTGTATATATATTTTTTTAGGATGTAATTTAAGAAGCAGCTGCTCTTTCAGGTAACTGTCAAGCAAAGGAACAGTATTTAGAATATCTTCTTTATTACGCATTACAAAGGCGAAATCATCCACAAAACGCACATAATACTTGATTCCCAGTATTTCGGAAACATAGTAATCAAAACAAGAGCCGATAAAATTTGCGAATTTCTGCGCATGAAGACTGCCGGGGGCAAAACCATGATCCGGATCAGCATGAAACAAACTTTTATCATGAGGCAACTCATCCCATAAATGTAACGGTGATTTCCTATAACATTTATGCTGTGGCTGGTGAAAGATAACAGTGCGCAATATATATAATAAACACTCTATATCGTCGCCTTTATAGTTATCCCGGATAAACAGGTCGATCATTTCCCATAACAGGGATTTGGACATTGACATAAAAAAGCTTTTGAAATCACCCTTGAAAATGTATGCGTCTTTCGTATAATTTTCACTGACTTCCATGATCATCCCATTCAGATAGGTAACAGCCGAAAGTGCTCCTTCACCAATACGGCAATTTTTTGAAACATTTCCCTGTGCCTGAAAACGCTCTTCCAAAATAGGATCAAGGCGTAGATCAGCCCAATGTTGTATTACACGATCAACATAAGCGGAAGCAAAAATTTCACGAAGAACGGGCTTTTTCCGTATGAAGCATTTTGAATAATCAGGTTCGTAGCGACCGTATCTGATAGCATCCCACACGGCAACCAAATCCGTGTCATATTCAAACGAAAACTCTATGCAGTCATCTGTATTGCGTTTATTCTTGCAACAGACGTCAAATGCATGCACGATGGAAGATAAGGGTATGTCATAGATCGGTTTATCTGTTGCGGAAACGGGACGAACCCTGCCTGCGTTAGTCTTGTTGTTCGTGTTCACGTTGCCGTTGTTCATGTTCACGTACCACGCGTTCGAGGATTCAGCATTCACTGTCTTAGTCTTTCCCGGTTCATTACCGGGGGAATGCCCAATAGATAAATTAGATTGCTCTCCCATAAACTCCGTGAAGATTATGGCTCTGGCTTTACGGAAGCTGTCTTTTCCTGGGAAGCGGTGAAATTACGCCACCCTATAATTTGCTTTTCAATCGACGTAATCATCTCAATGATGTCTGCTGTCGTCTGAATATTGATCAGTTTCCGGTCTCGACATACCCTTAATAAGAGTTTCAACGTATCAAACTTAACAAGGAATTCGTTCAGGTATTCCACTCGACGCGGAAGGCTTGAATTTGCATAACGGATCAACTCGCAACAACGAAGGGCGGACATCATAAGTTCCGTACCGAATTCGTACCTGTAATTCTTCGGAAACTTGTCTCTTGCATCAAGTATCAACATTAATAACCGATACATTAATTGATAGACTGGTCTGTCCTCTGCTTTTCCCATGTTAAATTTTGATATTTTTAAAATTTTTCTTTTGCTCCGCAAAGTTAATGATTGTCAAACTATTAACACTCATTTTTTTAAAATTTTAAAACTTAAAAAGCCCCTACCGGGGCTAATTAAACGTAACTGTCTAAGAGATAAAGAGTTAAAGAGATAAAGAATCTATTGCGGAAACGGGACGAACCCTGCCTGCGATAGCCTTGCTGTGCGCGTTCACGCCGCCGCTGTCCATGCTCACGTCCCACGCGGTCGAGGCGTCGTATTCGGTGCTGCTCCAATACCAGTCGGTTGTAATTATATTTTGATTGCCTGATACAGAGGATAATAGCTCATTGATTTCGGTCTTATATTTAGCGATGGTAATGAGTTCTCCTTCGCTGGGAAGATACCACTCGGTTTTGTCTTCAAGTCCGTCCAGTTCAAGCGTACAAGCCTTGTAGTTCTTTGCTGCTTCCGCGGCTGGTGCACCGACAACACCGGAATTATCCTTAACTCCTGCGGTGGCTTCTATGATAGCATCTGTATTTTGCTTTCCGTCTGCCGTTTCATAAAGCCCTTGATTACCGTTCCCGTAATTCTTAACGCCACGGATGTCCGTACCGTATGCCCCCCATTTGAAAGTACGTCCGCCTATATCGTCAGTGCAGTCGCTTTTCGCTATGACGAACTGGCGACGATCCGCACGGATACGGACACCTATACGCAGGTATTTTGAACGGTTATTTGCACTAAGGGAATTCCATTCTTCAGCAGTAAAGAACACGTTGACACCGTCTTCGATCCGGATTGTGGCAAAGGACAGGTCAAGCAGCCCGCCAGCCCACCTGATATATTTTGCAATGTCACTGGCAGGCGTATTTTCATTCACGCTGGTGAAACCGATCTCCTGCAAAACAGATACCTGTTCTTCTTTATTCATACGCAAAAGCAATGCGCTTTCATTATTCTTGTCTGTCATAAATACACTGTTTTTAATGGGTTAATCTTCTGCCGTTGCCCTTACATGCAACAAGCTTGTATTTTTATTCTGTACGGTCATGTGTCCGGTATTCAAATTACACGTCCATGCATTTGTCGTATCATAGTACGTGCTCGTCCAATAGTATTTGTCCGTCAACAGCATGCTGTCACTGCTCCAAAATGCACGCAGCATTTCATTGATTTGGTCACGGTATCGATACATGATCATCATCTGTCCGGAAGAAGGCAAGAACCATTCTGTATCATCTTCCAGACCGTCACCATCAAGCGTGAAGGCTTTATAGGCTACGGCAGCTTCCGCAGCGGGTGCGCCTTCCACACCGTTCGAGTTTGTTCCTTTCAGGGCATCAAGGATCAGGCGTGTATCTTCTTTCCCGGTGAAACAAGTGTACATTTTGCCCAGCATCTTTGCGGAAAGCCCGTCAATCGTTTTACCAAGACCGCCCCAATAGAAGTTGGAAGACAAGTCAGCTGCATAACACTCTTGTGCCGCAATGACAAAAGACTGCGAATGTGCCCGGATACACAAACCACGACGGATAAACTTCAACTTGTTGGCAGGAGTTAACGAGTTCCATTCCTCACGGGTAAAATACCATTTGGAATTATCGGAAATCCGGTTACATGCCACCCGCATGTCCAGCAATCCGGTAGCCCACTTTATCCGGTTCGGGAATTCGCTGGCACGCGAGTTTTCCGTAATGTCGGCAAAGCCTACCGCCTGCAAGGCTTTTACCTGTTCCTGTTTATTGAGACGCAGCAGGGTTGCGCTCTGTTCTTTTGTACTCATGTTATTTGCTGTTTACTATATCGTTAATATCCATATTTTCTTCCGCAAACCGTTGAAGGTATTCTTCATAGGTTTCACCATTATAATAGTCTATGATTTCACCCACATTATCCAGTGTGACTTCGGGATAATAGGGTTCTCCGCCATACGCTTCCGCATTAAACCAGTCGATGATCTTGATATAAGCGTCGATTATGGTGCTGACGGTCAGACCTTCGAAGCCGTTCCGGATCGCTTCTATATCCGAGTTCTCGATGACTTCATCCAGCAGATAGTTCCCGGTAAGTACGGGCTTCTCTACCTGATTACCGTTTTCATCCAGTCCCCCGATACCGAGTTGCAGGATTTCCAGCACTTCCGAACCGTTCCCGATGAAATCACGGTTTGTGATACGGATATGGCGGAATACGACATTACCTTCCTGCGAATCGATTATGTCGCGGATCATCTTTACAACGTCGATAAGCGGGCAGTTTTCCACGCGCAGTGTAGTGATGTTCGGCATGGATTCAACAACAATGCCTGTGTCCGCGTTCAGCCCCTTATAGCTCAACTTATCGAGGTTCATCAACTTGAACTGTGTCATGGTGGTCGGCAGTTCCGCATATTGAACCGGACAACCGCCTACAAAATTGATGATCTGCAGGGAACTGCCGTATGCCAACAGGCGCAAAAGGCGTGTTGCCCCGGTCAGGTCAAGAGATACCAGCTTTTTGAAGTTCTCAACGTTCAGGAGTCTCATGTACGGTTTCTCACCAAGCGGGAGGTCTGTGACGCTATTGTTGGCATATCCTTCGCGTTTGCTGCCGAACACCAGTTCCTCGACACGGATCAACGTAGTGAAGTCCTTTGCCTGTGTACCGTCGATGTTGACAGTGCTCAAATCACCCAAAGATTTGATCTTCGATGCACCGATGATATAGATCGCGCTCGATGAGTTTGAACCGTCGAAATGGAATGTCACCTTTGAGCCGTCTTCTTCCGCCCATGCCCCCTGTTGTGCGGCTGGCGTATTGAAGCCCGCCCACAATTTCCATTGCTCGCTTGCGGTCACTTCGATATTGATGTCCTCACCGATGGCGCGGAACATGCACATATTATCCGCCTTCAGGATCGTGCTGACACCGAAATAAGCGTCAAGGAAGTCATAACGGGCAGACACATAGTAATGGCGGTAAGGGATACCCATACCGGAGATCACGTTGAACGCCTGACCGCCCGGATTGGTGATATACTTCGCCACGGAATCACGGCAGGCGACGATCGCAGGGATCAAGAGGTGGTCTTTTTCTTCCGATTCACGCAGAACAGCTTCGTAGGAGAAAGCGGACTCGCCACCCGGAAGGCGCGATGTGCGGATTTTCTCCGCGGTCGCTGCAAGTCCGACCTGATCATAACGCCACATGCCTTGCCAAACGACGCTCATACGTCCGGCAAATACGTTTTCCCCCTCCATGACGCTGTCAAGCATCACGTTATACGGAAGTTTGAAGATACCGGAATTATTCTTTCCGTTCGTACTGTCAGAATCATAATCGTGGTTCATGTACCAACGGTAAATACCGTCCGGGCAGAGGTACAAAGCCCACATGCTGTTTTTCGATAACTGGTCGACGCCTGAATGATACAGGATACGGACTAGGTATGCGCGGAAAGAAGCCACGCTGCAATACTTGTCCATTTCCTCAACCAGCTTCCGGTATCGGTTTTCGAGCGTATCGCTGACCTGTGCCCCGTTGATACTGATTTTGCCGCCTGCCATACGGTTCTTCGGGTTACATGAATACACCCATTCGCAGAACTGTTTCCAGTGGTACGGTGTCTTCTTTCCAAGCGCATAGGCAAGGTTCATGCCGTCATCGTCCGGTGTACGGAATTCAAAGAACATCGTCCATTTGGGAACAAGGCTTTCCGTTGACAGTTCCGCACCGTACAAGCCTTTCACCCACTTGCTGTGCGTCGACTGCATGGTCATGAAGTTGTCGATATCATCGAAGATGCACATACCTTCATAATCAAGCATTTCAACACATTCAACCGGATTCAGGACACGTCCGGTAACGACCGTTTTCTTGCCGTTGAAAGAGATTGTTCCGGTAGTGTTCTTCCATGCCCCGTCGACGTATTCCATGAACTTGTACGAAGCGTCCGTTGATTTGGAAAGCATGTAGATCGTATCCTGATCGTAGTCGTCAGCATGGGACATGAAATAGGATTCCGTCACGTCCGGAAGGTCGGTGAAGTCGCCATAACTCAAACAGTCGGCATTGTAGCCGGGAACATCCTTGAAGCCGAAAGTCGGTGGATTTCCCTTGTCAATGTTCCAGTCACCGCGACACCAAAAGTACGCGTCATTGATATTTCCGGTATCCGACTTGAAGACAAGCACGCTGTTACCGTCAATACTTGTACGCAAGTCCAGCGTGTTGTTTTCATCCGCATAGTACGCGTTCTGCGCTGGGGTCATATATTCCTCGCCCAAAGCCTTCTGCATATCGTTATTGATACGGGAAATCGGGGTGTTTACCTTGTCGGGTGATGCATAGTTGACCTTCAGACAAACCTTGTCGAATGGAATAGTCTCACCACGCAAAATGATTTTCTTGTTTGCAATCGCGTCGAGCAAAGCCTGCGGAGCCCGTTCCGGATACATTGCGCGAATAGTTGCCTTTTTCAGCTTGTATTTCCGGTTTTTATAGGTCGGATAGAAGGCGGATGTCGTTCCCTGATTGGTCGTTTCCACGTTCTCGATAATAAGGCTCATACCTTTGTCCTTGCAGAACAGGTACAGGTCTGTATATATCTTGGTGGACGTATCCGTTACGTTGTCAAGCGTTTCAAGTTTATAATCCCCGTGCGGCATTTCCACCAGACAGTCACACATTTCAAGTGCTTTGTTCAGGTCGATTTTATTGTCGGTTAGGATATCGTTCTTTTTGTTCAAAGCGATCATTTCGTCCGTATCGGACTTGCCGATTACAAACTCGTCATTGATCTGTTCGTCCGCCATTTCCTTTTCCCAAGAGAGCAAGCGGTACATGTACAGTTCCCCGGCTGTTCCGGAGAAGCTGATTTGTTCGGACTGTTTGATCGCGCTTTGTCCTGCCGTATATTTGGATGCGCCAATCAGGTCACCGTCACAATATAGCTTGATATAGCCTTTGCCGTCCTCTTCCGCATTTGCCTTTTCAATGACAAAGGCAAACTCGTAGATGTCGCCCGGCTTGAAATACCGTTCAATCAGTTCAGTTCCGAGTGCTTTGAAGTACACGCATTTTGAAGTGATACGCCACCCGATTTGGTTTGCTTCGTCCCAGCATGACACGACGTTCGCGTCAGGATCGGCAGCGTTCTGCGTTTTTATCTTGATGATGGTAGTCGATCCGGTCTGCTCAATATTGGTACGGTTATAGGGACGATAAGTACACAATGCGGTGGCATCATCCGAAACCTTGAACGCTTTTCCTTCGGTCTTGTCAGCGACAAAGGCATTCGTGGAATAGTTGAATCCGGTCTGCTTCATTTCATAAAGTCCGTACAGCCATGACTTGTCCTGATCCGAATTGTCCTTGTCTGCCGGATTGAAACAAATCATATAGCTGGAGTCACCATTGATGTCTATGACGGAACTGTTAACGGAGTACTCGATCGTATTGCTTTCTCCGGCTCCGCATTTGCCGTAAATACCCAGCACGTTCCTGATATTGTCCGCAATCGTAAAACCGTCGACACGGGTGGACAGGTTGAATGTACTGTTACGTCCTACTGATACGGTAGTCAGCACCGTATCGGTTTCACTGTTGTCTCCGGTAGAGGTATTGGTAACTTTCGCGACCTTGTGTATTTCGACATGGGCATCGGTAGCGACATGGCTGGGATCATAGCACGCCACTTCGATGTTCAGGTTTGCATACTTCCTGACTGACCATGCCGTTTCCGTTTCTTCGGAATGCGCAAGCGCGACGACAGGCATAAGACTTGACGGGTTGACAATCATCACATCAAAGAACTGGTAGTTCGACCATACGCCCGATTCCACGTCCTGTGCGACAATCCTGACAGTATATGCACCATGTTTCAGTCCCAAAGACGAAACGTTGATTTGCAAGTCCTGTGAGCGTGTGGAAGCCACGCTGGTTTGTGAGATCAGCTTCCATTCGTCGCCTATTTTGATATGTGCCGTAACGGTTGACTTATTGGCGGAGGACAGTTTGAACACGTCCGTCATGGTGATGAGTCCCGAACCTTCCTGCAATGTTTTGTACAAAGCCCATACACGGGAAAGTTTCAGGTTTACAGCCGTGACGCTGATTGTCTTCTGCGCGGTGTTTCCCCCGTCATCGGTGGCAACGACCACAAACTTGCGGTTCATCGCTTCGCTGAAATAGCTTTTAACGGGAATCACAAAAGTGTAGTCCGTATCTGACGGGGAACTTTCCCGGTTCACGTTGAACGTTTCAAGCGTTTCCCCCGTTGACTTGTCTTTCAGTTGCAGGGTTTCGATATTGTTGTATGAAACCATTTCACCCGATCCGGTACGTGACAGGATTGCAAGCCTGATTGTCAGGTCGTCAGTTCCGAGTGCGGCATACAGGGAGGTCTTTTGCGGATAGATATACACGATTGTCCCGGCAACGTCCCCACCGCCACCAGTTCCGACTGCAAAGGTGAAACCGTCGCCCAGCGGAAACCCTTCCGCGTTCTTCATGTACACACGCACCGTTCCGTCTTCCGCCTGTTCGCCATCCACGTCGACGGGCATGGCATCATAGACCGCACCACCTGCTACCGGGTTCACGCTGTCCTTGATGATTTCGGAATCGGTTTCGACTGTTCCCCCAGCGGCAGAACCGAAGTCGTTCCATGCCGCCAAGTCATTATAATCGGCACGGGACGCGCACAACTGTTTGGACTCGAATGTTTCCTTTCCGGTGCGGTAGATGATAACCACACCGGGTTTGATGCATTCCGTTTCATTTGCTGTCTCGTAAGCTGTCAGGGCATTGATAGCCGTTTGAAGAATATAGTATCCGTTTGATAATGGTGCAATTTCATCGATCAGTAGCACTGCGCCTTTGCCCGTCATGTCGCCACCAGCACCACCGAAGTCCGTCCAGTTCGCTTCTGTGGCAAAGCCTTCAAGGGATGATCCGGCAAACTGTTTGGATTCCCATTCACCTTCAGCAATTTTATAAGTCAATACGATACCCGGTTTGCGATAAGTGACATTATCCGCATTCTCCCTTTCCGTAATTGCGGCAATGGCTGCGGACAAGGAATAGACAGAGCCGCCACATATTTCGTTGACATTGATAACGGACAGGGCTTTGTTAGCCAGCGACAATGCTGAAGACGCGGTAGCCTGTGCGTCTTCAGCCGATTTCTTTGCCGCTTTTGCAGCCAAGTCCGCAGACGCGGCTAACTGCATCGCGTCGGAGTCGGCAGAAAGCAAATCCCCGGCAAAGTAGATGTAGGTCTTGTTCCCGAACAGGTATATTTTATTCTCGTGCGGGTGTGTGCGGTCGGTATTCATATAGGCATCAACACCTTTCCAGCTTGGATAATACTTGTTGTCAACGAAGCAGGCAAATTTACCCAGACTGGCGACAAATATAATTTTACCGTCTTCAGTAGGCGCATTGGACTGCTCCAACACAATGGAAGAGTCTGTTACTATTTCGTCGAAGCGTTCTGTTGAGTGATGTACGAAATCTACCATTAATGAAGACACGTCCTGTGATGTGCTGTCGGCATCGTCAGAAAGGCTTTTAAGTTTACCCCATACTGTCCCGTCTTCGCTTTCCGATTCCGTGCCGATATTATCGGACAGCTTTCCGATATTTTCATTCGCTTTTTTAGCGGATTCCGCAGCTTCGTTGGCTTTCTTTTGTGCAGCATCAGCCGTATTCTTTGCCGTTTCTACATCTTCTTTTTTTGCATATACGGAAAGGTTGCCTGTCGTTGAGACAAGTTTCCACCCCGGATTTTGAAAGGCGTAGATGTTACCATTGTCGACTGCATCGGGGGTATTCTCGTCATACACCGTCACGATCTGACCGAATTTCAACGGCTTTTCGTCAGAACCGACCGGGGAAGTACTGTCCGCGTTCATCTCCGCGACGGTGGTGTATGTGTTACGAATCCCCAACCCGATCTGGTTTTTCTCCGCTTCGTTGATGACATCCAGCGTTTCATCAATCAAGCCGCCCACTTCTTCAGGTGATATGGATAAGGAATCTTTCTTTGCCGAAAGTTCCTGTGCCCGTCTTTTTAATTCGTATATTGTTGCCATTATCAGTTAAATCTTTAATGTATCCTCGATTAAAATAGTACTTGCAGGCATTTGGACAAGTGGGCTGCCATCTGCTGAAGCTATATAACAGTTGCCGTTATCGAATGTGAGTTGAACAATCATTGATTGTGGATTATCCCATGAATCTGCATACGACATCGATAGACTGAACACTCCGGAAATATTCTTTACAGACGAATCAAATGTACATAATCTCCGTTTGCCGTTCACTTCAGGAGCTATCATGGAAGTTCCTGTATTGGCAGCAGCCAAGATATTAAAATAGACAGTTTCATTGCCCGTCTGTTTTGCCCGGTATATGATTTCTGCTTTTCCGGAAACGACTTCACTTAGGGATAACTGGGCTTTCATGTCCTTTTCTATTATGGTCTTGTCCAAATAATCTGTGACAATAGCCAATATTTTATTCCTGAATGTTACTACATCATTTCTGCCTACATACATATCTGACTTTGTATATGTTGTTGACAGTTTTACATACCTGCGCTCATATACTTGCGCTTCAGAATTGTCCGCAAATATTTCATTTTGAAATTTTTCCTGAACAACCACCCAGTATACTGGTTGTGATGTAGGCACAGTAAGAATATCCGGTTTTATCGGATAAACTTCATCATCTATCACGATATATCCATTTCCGACAATAGTATACACTGTATTGGAACCAAGGATTTCCGTGCTGACCGGATCGCTTAACAGAATATGTTTCTCTCCCAGTTTCATCCCGGAACAAATGGCTTTCAATACGTCTGCTGTGGATTCTTGCATAAATTCCAAATCATCCAAATAAAATGGCTGTCCGCCTTCTTTAAATAACAGTTTATTCATATTCGTATATTTTAAGGACGTAGGTTCGTCCGGCTGGTTTATAATAGTCAATCAAGTTTTTAATCTCATTCTCATACGTTGACAGGAACGACGGTATGTTCACCATGTAATTTCCCGAATAGTTCCCTTCACCGCGCTGCTGGATGTGTTTCTTTCCCACTCCTTCACCCCGTTTATACAGGTAGGACGGGATTTGCTCTTCCCTGCGGTGATACAGGTACGATTCTTTTCCCGCAATATCAGTGATGTATATTTCCCTGTTTTTCAAGAAAAACCTGTCGTTCAGCACTTTCTCGATATATATCACCTGACCGTTTATATTCAGCTTGTTGATAGCCTGTTTACGGTAGCTTTTAAACAGGGTGTAAATGAAGATTAAAGGGAGAAGGAAGATGGATATGATTGCAAATATCTTCCTTTTCCTCAATGACGGACGAAGCACATACTGCGCGTATTTGATAATGTCAAAATCATACCACATAAGTCAGGGAGGTTTCAAGGCTGTTCAGGATGAAGCACCCGGCTACAGCCGTATAGTTATTATTTTTAATTACGTTATATTCCGTAGCGGATGCCGCTTTTGCGGCACATTCTCCAAGTTCGATATCCAGTACGCCTTCAACCCTCTGTATCGCGTCAACAAGTTTTGTCTTATTGAATTTACCGCCATACTCGATACCTTTCAGATAATCGTTGATGGCGGCAAGTACTGGTTTACTACCATCCATCAGGCGGATACCGGAAGCGTTGATAACCATAGGATCGACTTCTATGGTCGCGTTGATACGGATGTCATCTGCCGGAATTGACTGTATCGACAAGATTACCCCGGCAATCTTGATCGAATTCATATAGCTTTTAAATGCCGTCAGAACGTCCCCGGTCAAAGGACAAGGAAGTCCCCCCTCATCTCCGGACACGAGTATCTGAATACTTCCTCCGCGATCTTTGACTGCCACATACTTGACAAGCTGTTTGGTTTTGTCGATAACGGAATACCGGAACTGGTATTTCTCCGGATCATAGACCAGCGGATCACCATACTGGAAAGCCAGCGCACTGCTATGATACCATCGCACGGTCGGTATGATATTGGCGTCAATCCGTTCCTCCACGTCCGATTTGAACTGGTCAAACATTTGCTCTATGACGTGCGCTGTTGCCGCAAAAATGTAAAACAGGGTACTTTCTATTGATACGGGGGAAAACACCGAATCAAAGTCGGCATCACCCGTGATGCCATACAGGTCACGGATAATGCTGTTTGACATATAGGCATCCGTCATTTCTTTCTTTATTTCTGCGATTGTTCTAGCCATTACTTAAATTGTTCGGTAAACTGTTCGGTGAAAATTCTCAATCGTACCGCATTTGAGGCGGTTTCAGAAGTAGCCGGACAAACGGAGTTCCGCTGGCAGTAATCAGCCAATTCACTGTTATAGACCTTTTCCGGGGTTTCGATTTCCTGTCCGGCTTGTAGGGTGTCCGTTATGCCCATATCGTTCGTCCTGGCAAGCATGAAAGCCGCTTCGATTGTACCATATTCCTGCACGGCTATGTCCAGCAGGGTTTGTCCGGCTTGTACTACAGTTTTCATCTTACATTTTTATAAATAAAAAATACAAATGCAATAAAAAAGGCTGCTATTACGGCTTTTGCCCACGGAGGAATGTACGCGACCTTTTCAACGACCTTTGTATCATTCTTCTCCTGTTTTTCCAGTTGTTCCTTCAGTGTCAGCAGGGTTTCCTGAATTTCCTGTATTTGTACCTGAATCTGTTCATTATAGGTTTCTTTCTCCTGTTTGGTAGACGTTCCCGTCGCTGTCTCCGTAGAGGTCGGGTATTGTTTCCCGGTCGAATCCGGTGGCGAATAGTTCGTCTTTTGCCAGTTGAATTCCATTTGCTGCATCATCTCGATAATTCGTTCAACGTTCTTGTTTACGTCGACCTGCGCTTTGTCCGTAGAAACTTCTTCCTGTTCCGTCTGCTTCTGCTCCGTGTTATCCTGATGGACGGTCGTGTCCGTTTTGGACGATCGGCAGGAACAGACGGACAGCACCACGATTGTGAGTAAAAAAACGAGTATCTTTTTCATTACGGTCGAACGATTACAGGTGGTAAAAATGAGGTAAATTCACTCTTTACGTCGAAGCAAGGACATTCTTTCATCCACTCGCATTTTTCGACGATGCCGTTCCCGTTCTTGTCCGGACTGGTATCGCGATGTCCGAGGATATCAATAATGTCGTGGCGATGACAAATGTCCTGAACGAGCTCGCGCATAGTTTTCTTCTGTGCGTCCGTCCGGGTATCCTTTGCCTTGCCGTTTTTATCCAGTCCCCCTTCATAGCAGATACCGATTGAACATCGGTTATAACTGATTTTCATACCGGGAACGATAAAGTTATCATGTGCTCCGATTTCGTTCTCCGCCCGCATGGGGATCACACGTCCGTCTTTCCGGATATAGTAATGGTATCCCCATTTTCCAAAGCCACGGGCTACGTGTGAATCATTAATTTGCTTCTCTGTGAAATCTTTGTCCTCGCGTGTTGCAGAACAATGAATGATAATGTATATAGGTTTATTCATCTTTCTTTTCCTCCTTATTTTCTGTTTCGTCTTCTCCTTGAATGTATTTCTTATACTTGCATTTATACCTGTAATCAACTCCGAAGAGTGCGCCCGCAAAAGTTGAAACTTCGCCATAGGCGACTAAAACCGAGTTGTCAATCTGTCCCGTAGGTACTACCCAAAATCCGCAAAACAGCAGGATCATTCCGGATACGGACAGGAAAACTGCGATCCATAACTGTACGTGTAGTCTTTTCATGATACATACTTATAAAATCAGGCGGAAGACTATCCACACCAGTAATATGACCGCATCTGCCAATAATGCTCCGCGTACCGTCGCCCGAATGTCTGCCATGTCCGGAACATCGTCTTTCGATTCCTTCCATTTACCAGCCAGCCATGCGGATACAGTTCCCAAAACCATGCCGCCCAATACGCTAGGGAAGCTCACCCCAAACAGGAAAACAGATGCTACCACGCACACGGCTAAAATGAGCATCCCAATCAGTCCGTGAATGATTTTGTCTACTCCGAACTTTTTAATCAGATCGTTACTTGCTTTCATTTTCAATCATTTTAATCGTTAGTAATTTCAATATTTATTTTATCCACCAGCTCCGAATAGTCAATGCCCGCGCGTTTCAGGTGGATTTTCATTTGTTTCTCAATGGCTCTTTTATCAGCCTGTGAACGGATATACCGGATCAGGTTCGCACCCAGCACCGGGTCTTCTTTCAACTCACCCTGATTCAGCTCAAGCACGATTGCCGCATTTTGAATCAGAGTGTCACCGATTACGAACCCGGTCAACCCGTCTTTTCCCTTATGGGGGACAATTCTGATATCACCATCCTTGTCGAGTAATAGTCCTTTCATTGCTTCACCCTTTCGTTTTCAATGTCCCTGACCTGTGTCTCTTTTAGTGATTCCGAAATGTAGGAAGACAATGCCGTTTTCAAAGCCGATCCCCCGTCGTTCGGTACAGGTGTCCATCCTGACAATTTCTGCTTCAATGAATTGATGTCCTTTTCAATCAGGTTCAGCCGTTCCGTCAGTTCCCCGACTTTTACCAGTCCGCCCAATGTCCCGCCATTCAGCACAATTTCGTCCACCTCATCAGCAGAAATCAGGAAGGCGTCAGTCTCCTGTCCCTCGATGATTCCGACCAGACAAATTGTTCCCGGTTTCGGATAGATGCATAATGCACCCATTCCCAGCTGGACATCATAATATTCAAGCTGGTCAATGACCCCGGTCACATCCATTGCCTTGTTTTCTTTATCAACCTTGTCTACCGTTACCCAGCGCAATTGCGCCTGTCTAGCCCCTTCGCGCCATTTTTCAAGCGCATCACGTAACTGTTCATCCGTAGTCATTCCGCACGTCCTCCCAACTCTAATTTTTGCCTGTATGTAGCATCGTCACTGAAATCCTTTGTCACCTTCTCAACGTAATAGTATCCGTTCATTTCCGGAGTTATTTCACTCTTCAGGTCAATCGTTATACCGTGACGGACGACAGGTATCCCGAACAGTTCGACGCCCCCGCGGTACTTCTGCTTTTTAAGGCTTTCATAGAAATCTCTGGCGAACTTCTTCAGGTCTTCGACCTTGACGGACTTTCCTTTTTCATTGTAAGTCAGGTTATAGACCTCACTTCCTTCCGTTCCGGCTTTTGCTTCCAGTTTCTTGCCGCCAGCACCGATGCTGACAACCTTGACCTGAAATTCACCGTTGGTTTCGTTCAGGTTCTGACTGACGGCATTTTTTTCCAGTACGATTTTCACCTTTTCGGTGTCGACCTTTTCGGAATAGACATTTCCGCAATACAGGACTTTACCGATGAAATAGCAGTGGAGGTTGGTTTTCTTCCGGATGTCGTTCAGGATTTCCGCGACCGTTCTGGAAGAATACCGTACCGCACCAAGTTCAGCATCATAGTTCGTTTTCACCTCATAGCCTTTGGCAACGTCTGCAAGCAGTTTCTTCAGTGTGACATTCTTTGCGGAATAGGACACTGTTTTTCTTTTCAGGTTATACATTTCGTCCTCGCACCGGATCGTCACTGGAACACCCCAGCCGATCAGCGATATATATCCTTCAAATTCCGTGTACAGGTTGGAATCATATCCGAGTTCAATCTTCACCTGATCCCCGGCAGACAGCAGTTCCTTCAGGTCTTTTCCGGCAAAGTATTTGATACGCCTGGGAAGGACTATTTCTGCAGAGTCTGTCAGCATCTTCCATGAACTTTCGATGTGAACCGACGAAATCGTATAGATGACCAGTTCCTCGCGTCTCTTGTTTGCCGGGAATGTGATCCGGCTACACATCATATAGCTCATAGTGTCAGTTCATAAGGGTTATCACTCGTTGCTTCTATCGTGAACGGAACTACGCTGCTGTTTCCCTGAATCGGATTGAACGAAATGTTATCAATGACAATGGAGTAAATTTCCTTGTTGTTGAAGATGCTTCCCGTAACTCCGACCGCTTCCGTCACTTTGCGGAACTTGCAGAGCGCGTTCACTTGTTCGGCAACCGTCTTATAACCTTCCCGGCTTTTGTCTGCTATGCAGAATCCCCGGATATTGATTTTCCAGTCGTCGAGCCCGTAGACTTCCTTTACAGTTCCGTGAACACCCAATACCTTCGTTTTTGAACAGTTCATCGAGCGCGAAAAGTCCACGATCGTTGCATACGGCATCAGAAAACTAGCCATATTCATCGTGCCGCGTGACCCGTCCGGATTATAGGTGCTGTATTGCTTGTTACCGTCAAGGGTAAACGTCCCGATGACCGGAGTCCCCATCCAACTGTATGCTTCGGCTTCGGCATCCGGAATCGTTGTCACTCCGATGTATTTCCCCGGATCGTAATCCTGCAGGGTTCGTCCCCACGGAAGATAAATCGGAGATGAAATCCCGAAGACCTCCGTGAACAATGCACCAATATTTAACGCTGTATTTCCTGTCATAACTTTATCCTATTGCTGGTACTGTATCGGTTATCACCGCTAAAATTTCCCGTTTGACCTTATCCGCAACATCGCGCATGTCCGCACCTGCCGCAACCCTGAAATGATTGTTGAATGTCACGTTCATGGTGATATTCCTCACGCTGCTTCCACCTTTTCCACCAAGTCCCACGTCTTTCCCGGAAGTCCCCCCGGTTGAGGTTGTGACGGTGGTCGGTTTGTTGACTGCCGCTGGTGCGGTGTCCAGCTGGAACTTGTCAAGTCCGGGGACTTTGTCCTTGTTCCGCCAGCTTTCCCGTCCCTTTTCCTTGCCTTCTTCCCATGCCCGACCGACTGCCACAGCGTTGTCAAACACTTCTTTCTTTACCCGTTCAAATACGTCGTCAATGCTCCAGCCATCCCTGAACCAGTTAACCGGATTCAGAATTTCAATGATTCCCATTTGGATGGTATGAATCGTCTTGAAAAAGGAAAGAAATCCCGTTTTAAGGACTTCCCACAGCCCGAACAGGAACACACGGACTCCTTCAAACTTGTTATAAAGGAAAGCCACGAAAGCGATGACAGCCGTTATGATTGCAACGATCCAGCCGATGACAGGGATACCCATGATAGCGACGGAAATCAGCCGGCTACCCACGATTGTAGACAATGCCATTTTAGCCATCGACGCAATCCAAACCCCGGCAATCTTTGTTATTCCAAGTGACATGATCTGCGAAATAGACCATGCGACAGTTCCGAGCGTGACAAGCGCGCCTACAAAGATTCCCACAACTTCAATGGCAGGGGCAATCGGTTCTACAAATTCAAAGAAACTGATCTTCAGGTCGTCGATAAACGCTTGCATACGTTTCTGCTTTTCGGCATAAGTATCCATTTGTTTATTTGCCATGTCGACCGCAGAAGTAGAACCCTGTATCGCTTCCGTCCATGTGTCAATTTGGTCTACACCCTCAATCAAAGCCATCGCTGAAGCAAGGTTTTCACTTCCGAACAACGCGGACATGATTGTAGCGTTGTGCATGACCGGAGTCAGGGCACGCAGTCGGTCAGTCAGTGAAAGGGACTGGTTTTGCATCGTTTTTATATTGACCCCGGCAGCTTTCAGTTGCTTGATCGCGTCCGTAGTCGGAGCCTGCAATTTGACTATCGTGTTACGCAAAGCGATACCGCCTTCTGAACCCTTTTTCCCCGATTTGTCAAGCAACTGGATCAGGGAGTTTGTTTCGGCAAATTCAACCCCGAATGTTTTTGCAACACTACCCGTTTGTTTCAATGCTTCCGCGACCTCCCTGATTTCGGCAGACCCTTCGACAGTTCCTGCCGCCATGATGTTCATATAGTCCGTCATAGTTTGTGCGGCTTTCATCGGATCATCAAGGGAAACCTTATACTGGTTCATGGCGGTGGACATGGCTGCAGACGCTCCGGGGACGTCATTTTGCATCGTTTTACTAAGTGTCATTACATTATTCGACATGATTTCGAGCGCGTCCGGTGCTTTTTTCAGTTCCGGAGTAAGCTTTGAAAGCAAGTCCTTATAAACGACCATAGCATTTGACGCATCGACACCGAACGCTTTTGCCGTGTTACGGGCTTTGGTGGCGAGAACGTCCAGTTCCTTCCCCTCCATGTTGGTGATACCGGACATTTCGGCAACGGCAGTTTCAAACCGGATGCCCGGTTCGATGGCGTCGTTAAAGGAATCACGGATATTGTCAACACCTTCCTTCAGCTGGTTGAGAAAGAACATTCCCTTTCCCAGCCCTTCCAGTTTTCCGGCTGTTTTTCCCGATGTCTCCCCAAGACGTTCAACCACTTCCTCCGTGTCGTCGATCACCCGTGTAGCTTCTTCGGCTGCATCGGTTGCCGCATGTAGCGGAGACGTGATCCTGTCAACCAGTTCCAATATCCATTGAGTCACTTGCATTGTCTTTTGAGAATAATCGGTTTACAACTTTAGCGAATGCATTGTGCATTACTATTTCAAATTCTTCCAACTCCGTTTTCCGCAACATGCGGTATTCGGCATAGAGCCGGAGCCATTCATCTTCGTCCAGTTTGTCTGGGATGTCAAAGCCATATACTTTTTTCAGGATGGCATCTATTCCCTCGACAAGACCGAACGCTGATGAATATTCCTCTATGCTTTGCTGATAAAAGCCGCCTGTCCGGCGATCAGTTGTCCGATGGCGGTCAGGACTGAAGTATAGACGGTAGAATCTTCCAACGCCTCCATATTGCCAGCCGCCACGCAGTTCCGGATCAGGATGTCATTTGCTTCTTCAAGATCATCCTTTTTCTTTGCCATAGCCAGCAGGATGTTTTTTTTCGGGCGGACGATCAGGTAGTCGTAACGTTCATCCTCGTCCACCTGTACGGTGACATGCTTCAGGCGTTTTCCGTATTTCAATTTCAGTTCCGTATGCTCTTCCTCTGTGAAATCGACAATCAAAGCCTTTTCCTCCGTTGTCAGTTCCTCGTAAGGCTTTCCAGCCTTGATTTTCATTTCTTCTTTCATTTTAAAAGTCTTTTAAACGGTTATTAAACTACATTGCCACATTCCAGTCGATATGGCTGGGAAGAAGGGTGAATTGTGTGGCAATGCTTTTATCACCCTGTTTAACGTCCACGCCATTGTCCGTGAATTCGACGTTCCGGATTACGTCCTTCATGACAAGCCCTTTATACTCATACATGACCGGAATGTCGAACGGCTCGATATCCGTGAGACGCTTTCCCGAACCTAGTGCCAGTTGCAAGGCGTTCACTTCTTCTTTCAGAAGGGTGATCGATGCTTCAGCCTTGTAATTCCCCTCACCGCGACCGACAGGAAATTCACCGGCACCGTAGATGTTGTCTTTCTCTTTGCTGTCTTTGTAGGAAAGGGCTGTGATACCCTCTACCTGACGACCGAGCATGACAACCTTGACGCTGTTCCATCCGGCTATTTTTCCGAACTTGTTGATTAATGTTCCTAACAATGCCATATTTTCAGATTTTATTTGTGAAACCCAAGTCAATCTCAAACTCATGTACAATACCGTCTGCAACCAGTTTTACCTTGATATTGAAAGGCTTGTCGCTGACAGCCATCTGTTTGGGATTGATATAAATGTCGAAGTCTGCAATATCCTCCGAAGTTACCATAGTTTCCAGTGCGGATTTGACAAGCGCGTCCCAACTGCTGATCGTGGTATTACTGATATATCCGGTTGACGGGTCAGCTTTCACCTTACTTCTCACACGCGGTAACAAGGTATTGCGGATAATACGTGCCGCCTTGTTCCAAACAGCGTTATATTCAATATATGCATAGTCGCTGTCCGCTTCCGTACACGTACATGAATTGCTGAAAAAGAATCCGGCATACCCTTGAAAGCTGCCGACGAAGATATACCCTTGTTCAGTCAGTTTTTTCTGGTCGGATACGCTCAACTGTGAGAAGGGTTTGCCATTGCTCAAGGCTGCATCCAGCCAAAGCCCGTTCAGTTTGTCAGTCAATGGATAGTCCTTTGTCCCCTTTGCCGTCCGTGGGTGGTTTTCAATATCAACACTGCCCATATTTTCATGTACATAGCGGACAGACAGCATTCCGAGTGCGCTTCCCACGGCAGCGTGTGTCCGGTATGCTTCATCCTTTGCCGCCCGTGCCGGGTCTTGTGCAATCACGACAGAGACGTTTTCAGCATCCAACTTCCGGAGGTCGACAGCATCGGCAATGGCATTGATATACTTTCCGACACCTTCCAATATTACCGCATCGATATACAGGTGGTCTTCCCTGAATTTATTGACCATCTTCTGTGCCTCTTGTATGGCTACAGTGATTGTTTCGTCCGCAGTCAGTGAGCAGATACCAATGGTATTTACTCCGTTGATGGTACGTACCGCATTGACGAAATCTTCTTTCGTCAGCAGGCTTGACACTTTTTCAGACTTCGGAACCAGCATAAGATACAGCGAACGTTCCGGAGACAGGCGGAAGACTTCGCTGGTATGGTAATGCACCAGTTCCTTGTTTTCAAGATCAATGGTATCATCCCAACCAAGTGCTTCCAAATCGGTAATGTCGTTGAGGTTTTCCGGCTTGTAATATTCAAGTTTTCCGATCTCCGATCCACCGACCACGAGCAAGATGATGCGGTCACTGGTATCGGTATCCCGTACCAGCCCGCCATTAACTTTGTTGATGATTACTCCTGTAAAATTTCCCATAAAATAATTCGTTATACGGATTTACCTGATAAAATTGCACCAACACCGAAATCTTCAATACGGTCTACAATACCGTAGGTTTGGGTACGATATTCGGATGTAGGACTCTTGCTGCGTGTATCGGTCGTTTCCGGACGATACAGGGATTTCACGGATTCGATGTGGTAATACGTATTCGGAGCATAGAAGAACGTGCTTGCCTGAAAGTCCGTTTCGGCAGACGGTTTTGTGCCTTCCGCCACCTTCTTGGCTGTTTCCGCATTATAGAACGGGCAGTCGTTATTCTCAAAGAACTTGATACCCATGAAGCCTTTCGGTTTTCCGGTTGCCGGATCAAGGTAGAAAGTACGGTCATAGAAGTACTTGGACGCATCCTTATCCAGCAACAAGTCACCCATGTGCAGGGGGGAAAGCACCATGTACAGGGCATCGGTAACGGGAAGGTTCCACGTCTTTGCGAGCGTTGCAAAATCGACCAGATCCTTATAAGACAGTCTCAAACGACCATTAATATCTTTCTCACCCGTTGTCCGGATAACAGGCATTTCTTCGTTTGAATCATCCTCCGGAGCCAGTTTGTGCAGCACATGGTTGCGGATACCGACCTGAAAGGCTTCATTGTGCTTCACACGGATAGCAGCGCGCTTGTCAAAAGCGAGATAACGGATTTCGTCATCCGTACAGGAACTGGGTTCCGTATCGTAGATTTCCCACGGTACGATATAATTCTTTCCGGTCATTTGCTTCGGTTCAAAATCTTCCGTGTTGTTTACGCGAAAACCGACATTGTTAATCAGTTTGTTTCTGCGTACACCGTCCGCAGCCAAAGCTCCGGCAGGAACAGAGCCTAAGACCTGCATGAAGTCCGCCCTGTAATTGCGACGTTCGATCAACAGTTGGGGATCGACGTACTTGTTCAAATAAAGACCGTCTACTGATTGTGCCATATTCTTTTTTTTAAATGGTTAGTATTTTATTTTCCGTTACGCTTTATGTAGTCATTCAAAAGACGTTCGTATTCAGCCGGATTCTTCTCCATGATATTTTTCAAAGCCTCCGGATCGTTTTGAAGGTCTTCGAACTTTTTGTTTGTGGTATCCGTCAGACTGGGAGCATGAACTTCCGGCATTTCCACAGGCTTGATAGCGTCGAGCAGCTTCTTTGCGGTATCGAAATTGCTGGTCAGGTTCGCCTTCCAGTCGTCACGAACGTCGGCTGTGATTCTTTTTTCCTTGATCGCACTGTTCAGGATGTTTTCGATTTCCTGTTCCTTGCGTGCCTCCTCCTGTCTTTCGAGCATGTCGACGCGGTCTGCCTTACGCTTCCACACGTCTACCTGTGCGATGAATTGTGCTTCCGTGGTACTTGCGTCCATTCCGAAGCGGGTAGTCAACATTGTTAAATCCATGTCATTTTTTGATTTTTCGTTATTAATAGAGTCAGTAATCTCAATTTCACCTGTGTAACCGCAGTTGGTAATCATTTGTGCCATAGCCTTATCGACTTTTGCCTTGCCTGTAACTTCCGTCACAAAGCCGTTTTCCTTCGCTTCCTGCGCGCTCATCCAGTAGTCGCCCTTCTCCCAGGCGTCCCGGATTTTCTTCTTATCCGTGCACTTTGACAGGAAGGCATTCAGATAGTGCTCATTCAGTTTACGCATGACCTCCAAAGCCGATTCAATATCAGCGACTCTCCCGCATGCCCCTCCGCTGACCTGATGGATCATGAAAAGCCCGTTGGCAGGCATGGAGAACGATGTGCAGTTGATAGCGATGTAGGTTGCCGCACTGGCTACCAGCGCACCGCCTTCACCCGTAATTTTGCCGGGAAACTTCTTGATCACGTTCACGATCTCGTTGGCTTCGAAGCATTCGCCACCGGGAGAGTTGATATAGATATGCACATCCTTGATTCCTGATCTTATCAGTTGCTCAACTTTGGAAGTGAATTCCGCTTCCGTCTCCCTCCATTTTGATATTGTGCCTTTGAGTTCAATCCGGGCACGTCCGTTTTCCGCTGTTGCAGTCAGATTCATTTTCGCGATATTTAAAATTTCATGCTGCAAAATTGGAAAAGGAAAGGCGGGTACGGAAAAAGCGTTTTCATCTTGGAAAAAAAACAGTGTTAACAAGGACGTATTTTTTCCAACTTGGAAAGAATACGTTCCAACATGAAAAGCCGTTTTCCACAGGTGGTGTTGAAATATGACCTTTGCTGCGTAAACGAAAGGAAGCGATATGCCAAGCAAAGAATACTACCGTAAATTGAAGAAGGAAGCGCACGACCTTTATGTACGTGAAGGAATGACGTGCAAGGAGATTTCCACACGAATAAACGTGTCGGAAAGGTCTGTTTCAAGCTGGATTAATGAGAATGACGCACTTTGGAAAAAAGAGCGTCAGGCATCTGTTATTTCGTCACAAAAACAGGGTGACAACCTGAAACAGATTATCAACATTCTTGCAGACCAAAAACTGGAGCTGCTGCGCATGATTGACGAAGCCATTACCGAAGGTGATAGTGACAAGGTGCTCGAACTACGAAAACAGGCGGCTACGCTTGATAACAGTGTGGCGCAATGGGGAAACCAGCTCAAGGAGGTGGACAAAAAGAACCGGATTACGCTGGCTATTTACATTGATGTCATGAGCCGTATATTCGATGCGATGAAGGTGTACAATGCAGACCTTTATTTTAAAACACTGGACTTTCAGGAGAACCACCTTTATGAAGCCGCAAAAATGTTGGGATAATGAAAGTCGAAGATAGCAAAGCCCTCAAAGAGTATCAGGAGAAGTTAAAACGTGCACGGTGCACAGGCAACCTGATTGATCCGGACGAATCTCTGACAGTTCGGATGAACCGCATACAGCGTGCCAAAAATGACGTCAAATACCTTGTTGAAACTTATCTTCCGCATTATGCGACAGCGGATTGTGCGGACTTTCAGATCGCTCATGCCAATAAGGTGATGAACGATCCGATTTACAAGGGATATGCCGAATGGGGACGCGGACTTGCAAAGTCGGTGTGGAACGATGTGATTATTCCCCTATGGTTATGGATTAACGGTGAGACGTTTTATATGTGTATCGTTTCCGATACGTTTGACCGCGCTTGTGACCTGCTGGAAGATTTGCGTGCGGAATTCGAGGCAAACGAACTTTTGAAACACGACTTTGGCGAGCAGTATAATCCGGGATATTGGGAAAAGGGAAACTTTGTAACGATGAACGGCTTTATTTGCAAGGCGTTCGGTGCGAAGCAAAAGGTTCGCGGACTTCGTAAAGGTGCGCACCGTCCGGACTTGTGGGTGATCGACGACTTGGAGACACCGCAGACTATCAAAAATAACCGGATGCAGGATGATTATGCGGACTGGATCGAAGCGGACATACTGGCAACCATGACGGGAAAGCGCAGACGTCTGATAGGTGCTAACAACCGTTTTGCATCCCGGATGGTTCAGACATTGTTAAAACAACGGCATCCTGATTGGGATTGGAACTTGGTGAAGGCTTATGATCCGGTAACGTATGAACCAGCGTGGAAATCGATGTATTCCGCCCAGTTCTATCGTCAACAGGAAAAAGACATGGGTATTCTCGCGGCACACGCGGAGTATAACCATGTCCCGCTTGTCAAAGGTAGAATATTCAAGCCCGAAATGGTGAAGTGGGGAAAACTCCCAGACTTGCACACGATGAATGCGATTGTAGCACATTGGGACATTGCGTATGCCGGGACAGATACAAGTGACTTTAACGCATGTAAGATTTGGGGACGGCACAGGAATGAATTTTGGCTGATTGATGGTTTTGTCAAACAGTCAAAAATGAAACTATGTGTACAGTGGATGTGCATGAAGCAGGCGGAATTTAAGGCGCGGGGCATTATCTGTTTTTGGCAATATGAGAGTCAATTCTGGAATGATGAAGTTAAACGGAACATTGAGGAAGCTGAAGCGGAAACGGGGGTGGAGCTTAATTTGGTTCCAATACAAACTCCCAAAACGATGACCAAGTTGCTTCGTATGCTTTCCATGCACCCGTATTATCAGAACGGTCGTATGTATGTCAATGAACTGCTAAAGTCAAACCCTGACATAGCTGTCGGCTTAAAGCAATTGTATGCGGTTGAACCGGGTATGACAGAACATGACGACAGTCCGGATGCCGATGAACAGGCGGTGAAGAAACTTGAAATATACACTGATCCCCCACAATCAGAGGATGAACCCGCGTCACGACCGTGGAAAGCGGGAAGATATAAACGTAAATACACTTGGTAACTATGAAGTACATCAACATGGATGATCTGACAACCATCATACAGAATCGGTTGCTGATCGAAAGTATAGAGAAAGAAGAAGAGATACTGGCAGGGATTGAAGACCTTGTCATAAGTGAAGTGTGCGCCTATATCGGTGGTCGTTACGACGTGGGGAAAATATTTGGTGATCCTCCGATCCGGACCGGGTTGTTGGTACGTGTGGTCGCATGTATCACAGCCTGTCGTGCTGTCAGCCGGAATGCAACCCGTAAAGTTCCGGATTCCTTGTCGGGCTTGAACGATTGGGCAGACGGCATACTTGTCAAACTGCGCGACGGGATCATGACTTTGCCACAGGATATTCCCCCGGTAACGGATGAAGACGGGAACGCGCAATATCCCATATTATACGGGCACACGCGCAATGGTGGATGGTTTCTTTAAATAGTTTTTAAATCGCTTTTAAAAGGTATGTTATGTACAAAAAATTAAGAGAAATATTCAACTGGTTTCAACAGAAGGCTATTCGTCGGATGAACCTGAAGAATGTACTCAATGAGTATTATTATCGAATGGACAGCAGTGGGTTGCCAACGTCAGGAACAATGTATAAAAGGCAGGCTGTTGTTTATCGGGAAAAGACCATTGACGACTGGATCATGTCAGTGACCGCAGCTACCGATCCGGATGATCCCAGACGTGGTTTATTATACCGCTTTTTTCAGTCGTTATATAACGATGAACATTTGCAGACGACCATTGACAATCGCGTCTTACCTGTGCAACAGGCAAAATATAACCTTGTGGATGATAATGACAATGAAGATGAGGAAGCAAAAAAATTACTGGATCGTCCATGGTTTCACCAGCTTATCAGAATCTGTTTTCTGCATCAGTTACAGGGGGTATCACTTGCCGATCTTTCCCACCTTGATGATAATTTGGAAATTAGCCATGTCGAAGAAATTCCCATGTCAAATTACATTCCACAACAACAAATCATCATCAGGGAGGAATCAGACCAGACTGGATGGTCGTACAAAGACGGTGCGCTTGAACCGTACTATGTACAATTCGGGAATCCGTGGTCGCTGGGGATGCTCAACGAACTGGCGGTCATCATTCTTGCCAAGAAATTAGGATTGGGGGCATGGATGAATTATATCGAAAAATATGGTGTTCCGCCCGTCTTTGTTACTTCAGACAGAATGGATAAAAAGCGGATGGACGAATTATTCGAAATGATGACGGACTTCAGGAATAATTTCTTTGCTGTGCTGCAAGGAAACGAAACGGTCGAGTATGGGAAAGAAGCCGGGGGAAACACAACCAATGCTTTTTTACCGTTAGAGGAACGATGTGACAACCAGATCAGTAAACGTTTGCTGGGTCAGACGGGAACAACTGAAAACGGTGCGTGGGAAGGTACGGCAGAAGTACATGAACGTGTTGAAAAATCGCGGCACGAATATGATAAAATGTTGTTCCAGTTTTATTTCAATTACATTATCATTCCCAAACTGGTAAAGATCAGCCCGGTATACAAACCGCTTGAAAGGCTGAAACTGAAGTGGGACGACACGGAAAGTTTGTCTATCACGGAATACATCGAAGCAATCAACAAGCTGGCTTATACCTTTGAGTTTGACCATGAAGAAGTTGCTAAAAAAACAGGTTTGCCGATCATTGGTCAAAAGAAAAATCCCGGTGGTGAGCAGCAGGGAGGAACATTGCCGAATCAGCCCCAAACAGACCCTCAAAAAAAAAAGACCGAACCGGACGATGAAACGGTAACGTCGCCTGTCATGGAAGCCGGGGAGTATGATTTCAGCAGTATCATCGGAAGAGTGATGAAACAGGTTTACGAACGTAAAGTTAAGACAGGGAATATTGACGGGGAATTATTCAGAAAGACATACGAGGAACTGAATAAGAAGGCGGCTGAAGGATGGGGAGAAGACGACTATAATGATCCGGAACAGGCGGAAGAACCTCAACGGATACGTGACAACTTGTTCAAATTCTCCGGAGCGAAGACGTATCAGGAAATTAAGGAGATGAATGATGCCCTTTATGATGATAAGGGGAAAAAACTTTCTTATGAGGACTTCCGGGAAAAGGTTATGGCAATTCATAAAGACTATAATGAGAATTACCTTCGCACGGAATTTGAAACGGCAGAAACAAGCGGCAGACGCGCCAGTGAATGGCAGGAGTTCAAGGAGAATGCGGATATAATGCCTAACCTGAAGTATGTGACTGCCGGGGATGAACGGGTAAGAGAATCACATAGGATACTGGATGGTGTCGTAAAACCTATTAACGATCCGTTTTGGCTGCAGAACTACCCGCCCAACGGATATCGGTGCAGGTGTTATGTCGAACAAACGGACGAACCGGAAACGCCTGCTACGCCTATTGTGACGATACCGGATGCTTTTGCGAATAACGTAGGTCAATCCGGTGAGATATTCACGGTTGCACATCCTTATTTTTCAATGCCAGACAATGACCTGATAAAAATCAGGAAAGAGACGGAGCGGAATAAAATATACGCCCCTTACCATCGTGATCCGGAATCGAAAGTGATGATCAGCGACTTTGCTGATCCGAAAGACTTGGCAAAGAATGTGGAAAGCGCACGGGTAATTTCAAAGGAACTGAAGATGAAAGTAAAAATCCGCCCGCACATCAACGAGGACGGGGTAAAGAACCCGGAATATTTGATTAACGAAAAGCTGGCAGACCTGAAAAATATTCAGGGGCTGGGCGGTATAAAACACGGGCTTGACAGTTCGAAAAAACAGCAGTGCGAATATACTGTATTCAATTTGAGCGCTTTTGACACTGTCGAACCGGAAATGCTGAAAAACAAACTGAACGGCATATACAAACTGTATGGCGAAAAGTATGCCGGGCAGCGGATGGTGTTCATTTATAAGAGAAAAGCCGTGAAAGTGTCATGGCAAGACGTGGTGGACGGAAAAGCAACCGACCTTCTTAAAGAACTTCAGGAGCAGTAGCCGAAACTACCACTCCTGAAGGGAGCTCTTGACCTGTTACAGCCGCGAACATTGCAAATATACAATTTTATTTTGAAATGCAAATGGAAAGAACTGAATTACCTGATTTTTTTAAAGAATTATCCACACTGGTAGAAGATGCGCACCGCTACGCGAAAGTTGCGGGTGTGAACTTCTTCAAGCAGAGTTTTCGCAGGCAGGGGTTTCTTGATACATCACTGACACCGTGGGCTAAAAGGTCACTCACAATTGGTTCGGATCGTGGCGTATTGATACAAAGCGGGAAACTTCGCGACAGCATCCATGCGGTCAGCCGTGGAATAGACCGTATCATTTATCAGACCGATCCGCTGGCTTATGCCAAGATCCACAATGAAGGCGGGTACATTGTCGTAACGGAGCGAATGAAACGTTATTTTTGGTATTTGTACATGAAGTCGACCGGATCAATGCAAAAGAGGAAAAATGGCGAATTACGGCAAAATAAAGCCAATGAGCGGCTGTCTACAATGGCTTCCTTTTACAAAAGTATGGCACTTAAAAAAGTAGGCAGCAGGATAAGAATCCCCAAACGTCAGTATATGGGTGAGTCCGCTACGTTTATGAAGCAACTCGATACATGGATCGCATCGGAGATTGACAAACGATTCTCGAATATTTAATCTATATAGTTATGATTTGGACAGACTGCTACAAAGAACTGGTTGAAATAATACGGAGCAAAGATGAGTTCCTCGCATCTATCCCGGATGAGTATTCCGAGCTAAGGGAACGGATGGAAAATACACCGGGGATTGAACATATAGACATGTGGCATGAACAGGTTAGTTTTCTCGATGAAGAACATCCCTTTTCGTCCCCGGCTGTATTCATTGAATTTAATACGCTGGGTATTGAGGATGAAGGGTTACTCGTTCAGCGGCTTCACACGCAGATTGATTTCCGGCTGTTTTACGAAACTTTTTCCGATACCTACGAAGGTGCGGCAATGCAGGAAGAGGCGTTGTCCTTTCTTGACCTGTTGACATTGCTGGGGATGATGTTACACGGAAAATCGGGAAAGAACTTCGGCACGCTCCGACGTACCCATGTCGGACGGGAAGAGTCGGGGGGGGTGCGGGAAACCTGTACCGGATCAGCTTTGAATGTGAAATCATGGATTACACCACAATGGAACTTGCAAGCCATGCCGACATGAAAGACCGTGAAATGAAAATTAGCAATGGGGACTTACCGGAGAAAACGGAAGACGAAGAACCGCTGTATCATCTATGATACAACGGTTAAAAACCAAGACTAAGTTGATTTGTATCGTTCTTTTTTGAATCGGGCTTTTTGCCCTCTTTTAATTGTTCGTAATATGATAAATTCTCCGATATATAAAAAATCCGTTTGTAGATGTAGTTCTGATCAAGAAAGAACAGGTCATGACTCATACGCAAAAGAACATCCTCCAAACGGATGCGCTTTTTATCATAGAGAAGATAGAACGTTTCTACCATCTTCCGGTCACGTATTTTGGTCATTTCAGGATTCCGCATAAGAAAGCACTATTATAAGCGCAAATATACGGATTTTCAGTGATTTGTCAAAATTGAATATAAGCCTGTGGGGGAAAGGCTATAAAAAAGCCCCCAGCCTGTTAGTAGTAATACCACTCACGTACTAACAAAAATGCGCCACAACGCACAGCCGAGGGCTAATACCTTCTGCTGCGTTGTTGCGCATTTTTGTTTCATACATGAGTGGTGCGACAAAAGTAGTAACATTTAAATAATAACCAAAATGAAAACTCCAATTTCTTATTATGGCGGGAAGCAAACGATGCTGAAGCATATCCTTCCCCTTATTCCTTCACACAAGTTATATACTGAAGCTTTTTGTGGTGGTGCGGCTGTATTGTTCGCAAAGCATCCGGTCGGTGCAGAAATCATTAACGACCTGAATATGGATCTGACGACATTTTATTGGATGGCAAAGATCAACTATCAGGAATTAAAGGTAGAAATTGAAAAAACGCTGCACTGCAGGGATATGCATACCCATGCTGCGCACATACTTAACTATCCACAGTTTTTCAGTCAGGTACAACGCGCATGGGCTATTTGGGCTTTGTGTAAAATGTCTTTTGCTTCAAAAATAGAAACGACATTTGGATACGACTTTAACGGGGAAATGCCTAAAAAGGTGGCAGGTGCTAAAGACCTGTTTACAGAGCATTTATGTACGCGTTTGGAAAACGTGACGATCGAGAATCGGGACGCACTGGAAGTGATTTCCTGTTATGACAACCCGGATGCGTTTCATTTTGTCGATCCGCCATATATTAATACAGATTGCGGTCATTATGAAGGTTGCTTCAATGAAAAAAGTATGGAAGATTTGTTGAATCTGCTGGAAACCGTTAAAGGTAAATTCATGCTGACCATGTTTCCTTTACCTATAATTGAAGATTATACCAATAAAAATGATGGATCATTCATCGTATCGAACGCACAATTAGCGCGAGCAAAACGAACCGAAGGAAGCAAGAGGAATGGATGATATGTAATTATGATAACATGCAAGGAAAACAAATATCATTATTCTAAAATCTAAAAAGAAAAAGCCACAAATATCGTGGCTTTTTCTTTTCTACATCAACCGAAGTTGAGCATCTTTCTCAACCAGTTTATTTGCACGAAATATTTCTTCATCCTTATTTTGTTATTAGTTATACACCAAATAAACTTGTTTGTACTAGAATCCCTTTGTTGGTTTTGAGTTCTCCGAAACATTCCCGACGAAAACGTTCTTCCTGTGCCTGAAAGTATTCTTCGTCTATTTCGGTGGCATAGAAATCGAAGCCTAACCCATAAGCTGCTATTCTACTGCTTCCTGAACCTAAATGACTATCAAAAATTTTGTCTCCCTCTTTGGCGTTTTTTCTTAATATTTCAGCATATAATTTCACAGGCTTCTGACAACGATGGATATTTCCACCTCGTTCTCCAATTGTACACCGATTTAGAGTTATGATCCGAAGAGCCTTGTCAAAACTACTCCATGCCAATTCACCATCAGACATGGTTAATCCATGTTGCCCCTTATCCCAAACAATCCAACCCATTCTAGCGGGAAGGTATTGAGTAAAGTAGTTTCCTCCAAATATTACCTGATTTTCAGATACTCTGAACAGTTCTTGAAAATATTCTTCTCCCGGAGGCTCCATATCCCAATCTTTTCGTTCATACTGCTTAAATCCTAAATGTTTTGGCATTCCGCCTTTATGCATAATATCTATTCCGTATTGCGGATCGACAATTGCAAGATTAAAGAACTTATCAGGAATATCCTTCATGTATTCCATGCAGTCCATGTTGTATACTTCACTTATTGGCATTATTATAGGTCATTTCGTACTTGTTTTACTCTAATTGTCTAACTCTTCGATTCTCTTAAATATTCCATGTACTATCTGCGGGCACATAGAATTACCATAAGCGTGAAACACCTCTTTTATCAGTCGAGATTTGCCATGCACTTCAAGTGATTTAGAGGAAAACCCATAATCCACGCTACAAACTGGTGGTTCAGTAGCCCACGATTTCCCAACCGATAAAGTTGCTCCGCAATTGCTCCGGAGCTTCTGTTTAATCGACGGGCATACATTGGAGAAGAAATATTCACCCTCTTGTAATCGGACGCTGTTGGAGTAAGCAACCAGGTAACACCTGGCTCTTCTGTGGGGCGCACCTGCATCCGAAGCGTACATAATCTTCCATTCCGCATTGTACCCCAGTCTGGAAAGCGAATGGATGATTTTTGCAAAATCTCTTCCGTTGTTAACTCTTGTGATATTGGCAACATTTTCTGCAACAACCCAGCGCGGGCGGATTTCATCAACCGCCCGGCACATGTGCCACCATAATCCGGTTCTTTCTCCTTCAAGTCCAAGTTGTCCCTTTCCCCCTGTCTGCTTTGCTTTACTAGCATCCTGACAGGGGAACCCGCCTGTAACGATGTCCACTCGTCCGCGCCAAATATTAAAGTCTGTTGTGGTAATGTCTGCATAACTTGTACTTTTAAATCGTTTTTCTAAAAAGCTCCGACAAAAATCGTTTATCTCGCAATGGAAGAGATTTTCCCACCCCATCCCTTCGGATGCAAGTTCCGGAGCTCCAATTCCGCTAAATAATGAACCATGTGTTTTATTCATATTTTTCTTATTACGAATATCTTAATAGTAATTTTACTTTTAGTTCTTGCGCTTGTTTGGCAGATCCACGCCAAGGCATGCATCCATCATACACAGTAGCCCAAGGCAAATACCATGCCCGCTTCACTTCTACTTCGTAGTATCCGATAGTTGCTTGTACAATTCTTACTTTTACCATTTCTATTTATATATAAATACTTCTTACAAAATCTTTTTTAGCATAATTTTTATACAGATTTTCTTCCCAGTCTTCAGTGTTGTCCTCCGGTAAATCATCATCCTGAATATCTATTTCTTTTTTATAAATCAGATAACGTGCTTCTAAAAAGAATAATACGACTCGACGAAGAAATTCTCTATATGAAGCTATATTATGCTTTCTCATAAAAAGGAGAATACGGTCACAACCTATGGTGTTCGTCCGGATAGATACCAGTTTCTGTCTACGAAAATCCTTTAGTGTACTTCCCTGTATAGCAAGTACCCGATCTGCTATATTTTGAAGCACGTCCGGTGTGTAATAGCCCGCATCAGCATCATTTCTTACAAGTATTTCCGCTGCTGCAGTAAGCATCCCCTCTATTTTCATTTTTCTAGTTATAGCCGTTTCTTTGAGAAATACATACTGATAGTCGCTCACATAAGTATGGATTAAGTATGTATCTTGATTACAAGAGATAGAGCCTACAAGAATCTCTCCGGAAAGTGCTTGAAGGGTAGTGTCGGCACTTGAAATAAAAGAACATATCAAGTGTATGGCTAATTTAGTTCGGTTAAGACCACTAACTTCGATCGCACGCTGTAAGCCACTGATAACGGAATGATCCATTTCAAAAACAAAAACAGACTTTTCTTGGTGGCGGAAAAAGAATTCCATATCAGGATTCTTTTTCATGTGTGAAAGAACAAGCTGTGTCGCTCTGGAAACTTTCTTTCCGTCACACGTACAAATATATGAATTTATTAAGTGAGTCATTACAGTTTTCATATCTGAAAAATGATTGTCATAAACCTTTTGACGAAACATTTCATGAAGCACTGCGGGCATCTTTACAATGTAATTATAGTATTCTTTTCTCATTGTAACTTGATTTTATTTTTGGTATAACTTTGCCCCTGTTTTCTCTTTTATTCTCCATAGGAAGTCCGCACTCTCATCGCTTTCTACCGTCAATATTACTGCGGCTAGTCCCGGTGTTTTCGGTTTGCGGAAAAGTAAGTCACAGGGTTTGTCGTAGTAATTCCAATAATAAATAAGTTCCGAGAGTCGGTCTTCATCTATTTGGATTATGAATTTAATAGGGGGACGTTTCATTTTTCTTTTAAAGAAATCTTATAGGCTTCTTCCATCCGTTCAATCTCCTCCACACATGCCAGCCATCCGGGAAAACCTCCGATGTTTTTGTCATCGATATAGCAATGGGCATATATCTTTTTCCCGCCTTCTCCATATTTAGCGACATTTTCAGGATCATGGTCATTCACACGGTCGAATGGTATTTTGCGTTCCAACAGCCAGTTGATGGCATTCAATAACTGATCACCAGTACGGCATGTCCAAATAATGATTTTATGTCCTTCATCATGTAGTTTCCGAAGCGATTCGCCAGCGCATGGCTGCTCTCCGTCAATAGCCGGGAATTCCCCCCGGCTAATGGTTCCGTCAAAGTCAACTGCTATGATCATAATCTACAGAATGAAGGTTCAATACGACGCCATACTCCGTTTTCATCACGCTTATGGAAATAGTAATTAGTTGCGGTTTTATATACCACATTGCTTTCTTTGAACAACTGCATGATAGCCGCATATTCTTCATCAAAACGTGACTCCAATTCATACAACTTGCTTATAGACTTATAATCCAAATCTCCCTGACGGTTACGTTCGAGAAGCGTCATCGCCATTTGATACATCGGATCATCGACTCCTTTTTCCGAATGGGCTATATAATTCTTCAGGTAGTCAATCAGCCTTTCGGCAGCGAGATCGGCACGTTCATCAAAACTTTTCACCTTATTGCTTTTTACCTCCAGTTTGAAGTTCCCGTCTACTACTGAAAAAGTGGCGGTTTCTTCACCCTGACGCATACGGAGCTGACCGTATTCACGCATCACGTTACGGAAAGCCTTGCTTTCACCTACAATCCAATCATAAAAGCCCTGAACGTCATTCACCACTGGCATGAGTTTACTTTCCACATCGAACATGAATTGATGCCTCAATGCTTCGTAGGTTTCTTTCCGCTGAATGGACTCTGTTTTTTCTTCCTCTTTCAGTTTACGCAACAGTTCCGCCTTTTCTTCTTTTGACAATTTACTAATATCCATACTATTAACTTTTAAATGATTAATTACAATTTGATTTTATATACTTCTTTCAGTTCCCGTTCCTTGTTTTCCGCTTCGATATAAAGCGATGACCTTTGGTCTACCAACTTCGCAAACTCGTTACGATTCATATTTCCGGCATACAATTTTTCGTGTATGGCATCCAGCTCACCGGGAATCTTGTCAAGCCGATCCAGTAATTCATTAATCCGGTTTATCCGGTGTTGTTCCGCACTAATATCCGCCATCTTCTTTCTTTTTTAATATTGACTCCAGCTTCGGTATCAACAGGAGAAGTTCTTCCCCGTCCAGTTCGCGAAACTTCTTTCCTGCTATCCGGGTATCAAGGCAAAACGCATTCACCGCTCCCCAGTCCGTTGTGTCGATTCCGATCCGCTGCACTCTCTTCAGGACAGCCGATCTGCGTCTCCTTATTTCCCGTTCGGTGATGGTTAGATCCCGGTTTTCTTTTTTCGCACCGTTCAAATAACCGCAGAGATACATTGCCTCGCTGTATGTCAACTCTTTTGTGGTATTTGTCCGTCCGTCTGTCAGGTCTAGCAGGATAGCCCGCTTTTGTTCGTCATCAATGCCTTGTGCGCTGTATATGATATGCAAGCGTTTGATAAGGCTCTTACTGATAGGTTTCTTCGTCTTCTGTTCCATCATTATCGCTTTTAATATTTTCAATCCAATATTTTTGATACCCTTCCGCCCATACTATGTAATATCCGCGTGAACCTCCTTTGCCACGTCCGATAAATGTTGCCTTGAAATGTTCCACGTAGATTCTTTTAAAGCTGTCACGTTTCACGTCATAGGCTGTTTTTCCTTCCACCTCGCGCCCGTCCACATGCGAGATGAAGACAAATATCTTTCGCGGATACTTCTTGCGCAGGCGGATTATTTCGGGGGCTTTCGCTCCCCCTTGCTGCTCGAAGTATTGTATGGAGTCTATCATTATCACGTCCGGGCTGCGTTGCTTTGAGAGGTATTCGTCCAGTTCTGTGATGGTGGCTTCATCCGAATAGATTATATTATTCGTTTTACTATGAATGCCGACGCTAAGAACGGAATTCACGAAGTCGTCGCATGCGCCCATTTCAAGTGTTAAATAAAGAACCCGGAGCCCCATTTCATCAAATTTTCGTGCCAGCTGCAGAGCGAAAGAACTTTTTCCTTGTCCCGACTTTCCGTAAATGATCCAGCAACCGGATTTTTCCGGACGACCGAATGCCAGATACCATTCACCGTCAAAATCAATATATTCATGTCGGATGTCTTCTAGGTTCTTCTGACTCCAAACTTTCATGCCAGTTCTCCACGCTCGATTTGTTGTTTGATTATACGGTCTTCGATCATGCCAGACAGTTCACGTAAATCATCGGTAAACCAAACATATTTTCCCGGCACAGGCTCTTTTTTCTCTTTATTCAACTTTCCCCAAATGTTTTCCTGTTCCTCCGTATCATTGATCCCGTTTGCCGCGCAAATGGCTTTGACATCCTTCTTTGTGGCTCCCAGCAATGCGATGTAGTTCCGGCAAAATCTGCCGTCTATTTCGTCGTATCCTTCTACACGACCGACATAACGCTTTATATTGCGTTCCAGCGTCTCCGTTCCGGCTACGATAGCCCCCAAACGGTGTAAAGTATCATCATATAGAGGTATCAACGTACAAAGAGCACTGTGCGCCAGTTTTCCGGCATCATCAAGGATTAACAAAGGGGATTTTCCAGCCATGCGGTTTATGTGTGAAACAACCAAGTCCATAAGGTCATCGTTATCCATATAGCGCGTTACCGTTTCCCCCCATGCATGTGGCTAACTTGGTCAGGAATTTACGTGCCGTCCACTTCCGGCATTTCAGATATATGACTGAATTATCAGTACTCATGTTATAAAGGTCTATGAGGGATTGAGTCTTCCCACTGCCGGATCGGGAAGATATGCACATCCATTTGTGATTCCGTTTGGCTGCCACGAACGCGGTGCGTACCTGCTGGTAACTGGTGACGCTTTCCACTACATTCCAGGCGTTTTCGTAGTAAT